GTGGGTATGGTTTAAGTTCGCCTTTATAATTATAACGCATTATGGTATAATCCTTCCATACGGACACATCATTTGGAGGTGGAAGTCCTCTCGTTTTATGTGTTAATTTATTTAGAAATTTTTCATTATTTATTAATTGATGATACATGTTAATCATCATCATTTGTTTTTCATATTTCCAATATGGTGTACCCCTTATTGGAATTGCAGCATATAATAATTTTATTCCTTTATTCTCCTTCCCTTCCTTTCCTCTTTCAATAAAATAGTTTAACAATGAATAACTTTGACATAGAGTATCATTACAATCTTGACCGGGTTTTATGCCAATATTTTGACACCCTTGTTCAACACTACATATTTTTTCATTGTTTTTAAATAAAACATGATGCATACTATGTTCAAACTCTCCTGTACCTTGTTCTGCTACTAATTTTAATTTTTTGCTAGGATATAATTCACTTATAATTTGTCTAACAGTTATATCTCCAAAAAAACTATTTATATATGTATAATTTTTTCTACCAAACTTTATTAAATCATGGTCATTTGATGTCATTGTATATAAATATATTATATTATATTACCAATTTGATTTTTTTACATTGATGTTAGCACCTTTATTTTTCTTTTTATGATTATTTGGGTCATATTCTTCATCTTCATCATCAGAACCAATATTTTTACTAATTTCCCAAAATTCCTTTGAACCAAGTTTGAAATGATTATGACTTTCAGCTTTATACCAAAAAATTTGGTCGGTTAATTTATTCGATTTTGCATTATTATTTATAACTAAACATTCATAATTTTCAGTAGTAGAATCCATAACTGCACAAAAACTTTCCAATGTTGGAAACATAGATGCATAGTTCTCCCATATACGCTTTCTATTTGTTAAATAAGGTTCTCTTAGAATGAATACATAATCAATATTTGTACGTAAATTCGGAGGTATACCTAAAGGATATTGCATAGTAATAATTAACATAATTTTCCAATGACGTCCATTCATGAATAACAATCTCATCATTTTATCACGTGTCCAACTTTGGTCATATAAACAATCATCCATAATAACGAAAGCACGAGGATCAATGGATGTTCTCTTATATGTTTCTATTTCTCTTTTGATTTGTTTTAGAACTGTTTTTTGACGTCTTAAAATGTTCTCAATTAATACTGTATTGTATTCATCATGGATAAATAATTTAGGTACATGTTCTTTATAAAATCCATTACCGGCTTCTGTACCCGAAATAACTGTACCTATAGGAATATCTTGATGATAAAATAATAAATCTCTAACTAAAAAAGATTTACCTGTATCACGACGCCCAATTAAAACAACTACTGGTCCTTTATTTTCATCCGGTTTAAATGTAATGTCACGCATATTAAATTTTCTTAGCTCTAATGTCATATATAATTAAATATAGATTATGCATCTTCATCAAACGAACGTTTAAATTGCTATTTTAATATGTATAAAATGATTATATTTCTATGGAATCTACTAAATTCTTCGGAATCAATTATAAACCCTGTCCAAAGATTGATTTAGAAATAATGATGACACAAGTTGAAACAAATGAAGATGACACAGAAAATAATTATAATCCATTTTTTGTTCAATCATTTCAAAATTATAATCCAATTTATAAACTGTTTTTTAAGATGTCTGAAAATAGCTATAATGAAATTACATGGAATCATAAATATAGTATTGTAGATATGACTAGTATAAAAGATAATGAAACAAATGATGAAATTTCAAAAGAAGTATTCATAAAAAATTCACCATTGTTAGACCCAATTAAATATATGGTTGGTAAATATGATATTGAAGATGATAAATTGAGAACATTACCAAAATTAAATTCAACTATTGAAGATTCAAATTATAAATTAATTTCTAGTAATAATTCTTCTTACGTTGATAATTTTTTTAGTTTTTTATCGAGTAAATTATTACACGAACATAATGTTGAGAATTGTATTGATTATTATGGCTCTTTTTTAGCAATTCAAGATAAATTCAAAATGAATATAACAGATGATTTTGAATATTTACATGATTCAAACTATTTTTTGGAGAACCTAAATAAACATTTTTCTATTACAAAACATGATTTTTTATCTCAATTTATGAGCAATAATTCTAGAAGAAATAGAAATAAGTTGAACATCTCAAATACTAATATAAATAATGAATTGGATACTATTGATATATCCGATGATTTAGAAATTATTGAATTAAATAATAATGAAACAGGAGAACTTGAGGAAGTATATACAAAAGAGGAAAAGGAAGATAGTGATTATAGTCCTAGTGAAGAATCATCAGATGATGAAGATGAAGAAGATGAAGATGAAGATGAAGAAGAATCGGATGAAGATGATGAGAGTACAGTAGAATTAAACATGGAAGTACATGCATATATTAATAATTTTCCAATACAAATGATTTGTTTGGAAAAGTGTGATGGATTATTTGATTCATTATTAGAAGATGAAGAATTATCTGTAGATGAAGCATCTGCTGCATTAATGCAAATAATTATGATATTACTTATTTATCAAAAAGTATTTCATTTTACACATAATGATTTACATACAAATAATATTATGTATATGAATACCAATAAGGAATTTTTGTATTATAAGTATAATAATAAATTATACAAAGTACCAACTTATGGAAAAATTTATAAATTAATTGATTTTGGTAGAAGTATATACAAATTTAAGGGTAAAATCTTTTGTAGTGATAGTTTTGCACCAGGAGGTGATGCATCTACTCAATATAATTGTGAACCATTTTTTAATGAGAACAAGCCCAAAGTAGAGCCAAATTATAGTTTTGATTTATGTAGATTAGGATGTTCTATTTATGATTTTATTATAGATGAAGAAGAATATGATGACATGAATGAATTTCAACAAACTATTTATCGATGGTGTTTAGATGATAATGATTTAAGTATATTGTATAAAAAGAATGGAGCAGAGAGATATCCTGATTTCAAATTGTATAAAATGATTGCGAGAACAGTTCACAAACATACACCTCAAAATCAATTGGAATATCCATTTTTTAGTCAATATGAGTTTGATGAAAATGTTGATAATGTTATGGACATTGATAATTTACCATGTTATGCATAAAAATAAATTTAATTATAAATCCATATTATAATATAAATTATAATATAGATAAAAATGGAAGATATTGAAGAAGGAAGATTTTTTACATTTTATGATATTATAAAGGATGGTAATGATGAAATAAAACCAGTAGATATTATACAACAAATTGCAGCAGAAGCTGTGGGGATTTCAATACCGAGTCCTATAAAAAAAAACTATGTAGCAGATATTACTAATAGAGTTTTAGGTTTGAATAATTGGTATAGAGATAAAAACATGTCAGATAAAGAATATAAAGCAGCCTATAAAGATGAAGGAATACAAAAACCAATACTCATTAATGCATTAGACCGTTCTGTATCTGTTCAAGGTGTAACTGAAAATAAGATATCAGAAGCAATCAAAAATACATTTATAGATGCATCATTTGACCCTTCGAGATATATTATCGATTATACAAATTTATATATACATCCACATCATTCAGACCCAGCTGCAAGACCTAAACCGGGTGATGGCAAGAATACATTTTATCTTGCAACAGGTTTGAATAACCTAATTGATGCTGCTATTCCAATTATTTATTTAACACCATTTTTTGGAGAAAATTCTTTTGTAAAAACAAAATTTGTTTCAGAAGGGATTATTCAAATAACTATAAATATACGAGGAGTGTATATAATTGATGGTAATCTTAATGTAGATGGTAATTTTGAAGGGACAATTAATGGTATTACTGCTCCAACAGACCTATTTAAAGGAAATCAAGTAAAAAATAGTTATATTAAACGTAATGGAATAGACCTTACATCTGTATGTTATGCAATATGTAAAGAAATTGGGGATTTATATCAAGTTTTGTATATTAAAGCAATAATTGATTATAATAATCTTCTTATTAATGTTAATAAAATACCAGGTCATGAAAACGAACCTATTACAGCAGATAATTCATTAATATTAACTCCAGATAAACCTGTTTCAGCTCGTTCAAGAATAAGAGCTATACCTGTATTACTAAGATATTGCAATGCTTCGCTTGGAATTATTTCTTCTATATTTTTTCCAGCAGGCGACCCACAAAAAATGAAAAAGGCTATTATAGAAGCTTTTATTACACAAATAATTAACCATAATAATAAACAAATTGAATTTTTAGAATATTTTGACAAAAGTAAATCAGGAAGTATAACCGTGATTGATAGAAAAATTGGCACATTTACATGTGCATATAGTAATATTTCAGACTCTACAAAAGAATTTGCACAACAGTGTGTTCAAGTTATAAATAATTGTAATAAATACTTAAACGAGTTAAAAGACAATCTTATTATGAATATTTATAAGGACCCTAAAATACAATTAGATTCACCTATTGACAATATTAGAGCACAAATAACTAATTATAAAGCACATTCTTTATTTAAAGGTGGAGCTAATGAACTTAGTATTGATGCAGGAATGCAAAGTAAGATTACTTATTATAAATTGCGAGATGACCCTTTAAAATTTAATTATAATATAAGGTCACCTTTTTCAGCAGTATTTATGGGAAAATTTAGAACTAGTTTTGGTATTAGAAGTACCGAGGAATATCGAGGAGGAACTATTAGAGGAGGTAGTGAAGAACCGATTGATATTAAAAAAGAGGCTTGGTATTTTTCTGTTGTGAATACTATATTTGATATTATTGGATGTGCATTTGTTAGAGATGAAAATAGGTTAAAAAATATAATTAACAAAATTGATAGCGATTTTCCACCTATACTAGATTTAGCAAATGAAACTTTTGAACCACAAACAACAACAAGAAGTCAAACTTTTAGTTTGGGAAATGTTGAAGAAAATATGCCGGATAATGATATTGAAGGAAATGTTGAAGAAAATATGCCGGATAATGATATTGAATATACAGAAATATTAAATAAGACATTATTAAATCTAGAAAAACCAGGATTTTTTAAAATCAATAAAATACCTAATAA